ACGTGGTTTAGGTGCTTATAACACATCTCACTCACCAAACGTGACTTCAGCTAAACAATGGGCTTTAGCACGTGTTAATGCGTTTTTATATTTGGTAAAAGAAGGAAGACCAGAAAATAAAAAATACGATTCTGATTTTGATTTATTACCTACAAAACATCCTAAACGTGAGGATTTTGAAATCAATGTAGCTGGTTTACCTAATTTTATTAATGAAGCATCTTCAGGTAAAAAACATAATTTTGCTTCTGAATTAGCAGAAAAACAAATGCTAATTGGACCATTAATGACTCCAAACAAATTAATACCTCGTGTTGATGAAGTTACAGGTGAGGAATATCAAGTATTCTTTTCTAAGGAAACTATAGAAAAAATTGCCTACAAAATGATGGCTGATAAATTAGTTGATTCAGTTAACATTGAACACGATGGTGCTATTAAAGTTGACGATGCCCATTTAGTTGAAACTTGGATTGTTAAAGATGTTGAACACGATAAATCTACATTATATGGTTTTTTACCTGTAGTAGGACAATGGTTTGGTATATACCGAATTGGTGATGGACGTGTTTGGAACGAATATGTAAAAACAGGTAAGGTTAAAGGTTTTAGTGTTGAAGGATACTTTTATAATAACGTACTTACTAAAAAATAATATGCCAATTCCAACTCGCCGTAAAGGCACTCCCAAAGACGAATTTTTAGGAAAATGTATCGCTAAATTAAAAGGCGAATATCCTGTAAAACAAGCTACTGCAATCTGTTATCAACAGATGCGTGCTACTAAAAAATAAATTTCACAACATTACTTATATATTTATAAACAAATTAATTAATTATGAACAAAGAACAATTAAAAGAGTTGGTTAAACAGCACTTTGGCTTAGTTGATAAAACCCCTGCTATTACTGAAGAAAAATTTGGTGAAGTCTTTGATGAAAACAAAGCTTTTAAAATTGTATTCCCAGGTGATAAGTTGAAGGTTGGAGACGAAGTTAAAGTTGTTACTACCGACGGACAAGAGTCACTTGCCCCAGATGGATACCACAAATTAGAAGATGGTACTACTATTAAAACTGAAGGTTCTTCAGTAGTTGAAATCGAATCTGCCGAAGGTAACAAGGAAGAAGAGATGGCTGATGAAAACCCAGGTTTAGCTGCTAAAAACGAAGAAGAAGCAGCTTCTGAAAAAGTTGGATTTGCCGCTAAAGAATCAATTTCAGGCGTTCAAGGTACTACTCCTCAAAATTCTGTAACTGAAACTAATGTTCCTGTTTCTACTTTGACTGGTCCAGTTAAAACTGAGGCTGAAGTTGAAGCTGAAAATATGGCTAAAATTAAGATGGCAATCGATGAAACTATTGCTTCTGAAATTGCTGGTATCAGAGAAGAAATGAAAGCAATGAAAACTAAAATGGAAGAATTTATGAAATCACCTGCTAAAGACAAAACTATGATGTCTTCTACTAAAGAATCAATCTCAACTGATTCATTGCAAGCCAAACAAATGAAAGTTATGGCTGAATTACTTAAAAACAAAAAATAACCCAAAACAACTAAAACAATACAATTATGTCATTAAACGTATCCGCCCTATCCGATTTTAACAACCAGATTGCTGGTGAGTTAATCATCAAGATGGTTTATGCTGGTTCAACTATGGAATATATCACCATTCAAGAAGGTGTAAAATACCAAGAACCAATTAACCTATTCGAAGTTAGCCTATATATGCAAAACGGTACCTGTGTATCAAGTGCATCAGGTTCAGCTACATTCACTCAACGTACTATCGAAGTATGTCCTCGTACATCTTTCGATGCTTTATGTTTGAAAGACCTTGACAAGAAATACTTAGGTATCTCTGCTTTAGCACCAGGTTCTTACAACGAAACTTTCGCTTTGGCTACTCAGTACAGCGAATTGTTAGTTAACCAATTCCAGAAAGCAAACGACCAATTCCTTTGGGCCCAAGTTTCAGGTTCAACTTCTACCTTCGGTGGAACTTGTGCTGTAAACGGTTTGGCTACTATCATCAGTTCTTCAACTGCAGGTGTAGTTCCAGTATCTATCAACGCTGCTTCAAGTTCAGCTGCTAACATTTTGACCACTATGGACACTATGATTGCTACTTCAAGTGCTGATGTTGCTGACAGAGACGATTTGACTTTCTTTATGTCAGTTAGCTTGTTCCGTAACTACTTGACTGGTTTGAGATTAGCTAATAACTTCTACTTTGACCCAATGTCAGTTACTAACCGTGGTGGTTTGTACGAAATGCAATATCCATTCCAACCAAACATCAAAGTTGTTGGTACTGTAGGTTTACAAGGTTTGAATCGTATCTTCTTAGGTCCTGCTAAGCAAATCGTTGCTGGTACTGACTTGTTAAGCGATTTCACCGAATTCCAATTATGGTATGATATCAATACTGACACATTGCGTCACCGTATTTCTACCAAATTAGGAGTTAACATTGCATACCCTGAATTCTGGGTGTCTGCACAATAATTTTGTTCAACCATTTAAAAACAGATAACATATAATTATGCCTTGCGATATTACCTCAGGATTTCAATTAGGCTGCCGTGATAATACTGGTGGTTTAAAATCAATTTATATCTTATCTGGTTCGATTACTAGCATTTCTGGAAGCCAAGGTTTAATCACCTCGATTTCAGGTTCAGGAGTATGGTACGAATTCCAACTATTTAGACAAACATCTAACTATAGTGAAGAATTAGTAGCAACTCCAGAAAACGGAACTATCGTTTACAACCAAACTTGTAACGCTGTGTTCTTCAAAATGCAAACTTCAGTACGTAACCAGGTAAGAGTGTTAGCACAAAACCCTAACTTAGCAATTATCATCGAAACACAAAACGGTTCAGAAACTGGTGCCGCACGTTGGTTCTTGATGGGTCAAGTAAACGGGTCACAGTTGTTGAGTGGTACAGCACAAACTGGAACTGCATTCAGCGACTTGAACGGATACAATTTAGTATTCAGTGGTAACGAACCTAACCCTGCTTCAGAAGTTAGTGGTTCAGCTAGTACCTTTACAGGTTCACTAAGCGGAATGACTATTGTTTCTTACGCTTAATTCTTAAACAATAAACCAAATGGGGGTTGCACTAATGTGTTAACCCCCTACTTGGTTGAAAGTAAACTATGCTACAACTAAACGTTTCTTCCACAGCAAACTCAAGTGCGGTTTACCCTGACGTAACAGCATCACTTGGCACAACTCAGGTTTTACTTGAATTTACTCAGTCATACGATTTTTCTACTAAAGGTGATGTTATTGCTACTTTAATTAATGCACCAAGTGCTACAAATCCTTGGTTAGTATTTCAAGTATCAGGTTCAACATTGCCAACAGCATCAGGACAGTATGATGTTAACATTTATCAGTTTACACAATCTGCTGCTTTATTAACTTGGGCAACACAAAATACATTATGGAATTCTACTAGCAATCAATGGAATGGAACAGGGACAAACATTAAAACATCATTACTTTCAACTGATAGGGCATTTATTTCAGGTAGCAATTCTCAACCTACATACACATATTTATCACCGACAGACGGAGGTACTTATACTACCTATAATTATCCATAATAATGAGTAACAAATATACATTTAAAACTATCCCACGTAACAACCAAACTAATGGACGTATTAGTTTTATTGAACGCAAAAATCAATTCTATATTAGTTTTGGTGCGGATAATGGTTTTCCAAATAAATTAATCGATTTGATGAATTATTCATCAATTCACGGGACTTGTATCAATGCTACAGTTGACTCAATTGTAGGCAATGGTTTAACAAGTGATAGACCCGATACATTAGATTTTGCTAACTATGAAGGTGAATCGTGGAACGATTTGCTTAAAAAAGTAGCTAAAGACTTAAAACTATTTGGTGGTTTTGCTTTAGAAGTAATTTGGAGTAAAGACAGAACCAAAATAGCAGAAGTATATCACATAGATTTTTCATACTTGCGTGCTAAAGAGAAAAACTTTAGAGGCAAGGTACCAGGTTATTATATATGGGACGAGTGGAATTCTATTAACTCATATGTTAATCAATCATTAGAAGATATTCCATTTTTACCTGTATATAATCCTAATAAAAAACAAGAGGAACCATCACAAATTTACGTTTATCAAGCATACCGTCCAGGTATGAAATACTATCCAGTACCTGATTTTGTAGGTGCTTTAA